AACAATCAGGCTATGTTCTATACCCTGGGTCGTGGTCGTGGTGGAAATGTTTATGTCTTTTCTCTCCATGTTCGGCAATTTGCGTTCTCGGATGAATATATCTTCACGGGCCGTCCTGAGGTAGATAATCAGATCATCGATGCGTACCGTGGCACCAATCTCATCCTGACAGTAGGTGGAACAGGTACGTATGATGCGGCGAATAATGAAATCGTTTACCAGGGTGCAAATGTCTCCACGGCCACGGCGAAAGCTCTGGTTCGTGGCTGGGATTCAACTACCCGAATTTTGGATGTTATTCGCAGCGTCGGTACCTGGTCGACCGCGAATGTCATCGGTTCGCTCAGTAATGCACAATGGGCTTTGACTACTACGGATGTTGATACGAATATCGATACCGCCGTGGAAGATTTGTTCGATACCAAGATTGTGCAAACTGAAGCGGATGCTATAATTGACTTCTCAGAGTCAAACCCGTTCAGCGAAGGAGGATTATAGAATATAGCGAGTGAAAGGAATAAATAATAATGTGGGTCGCGGGACTGCAATCCCCACCCACTCTAGCACCGAACCCTTTAGAGAAGGAGTGCCAGCTATGACAGGAAATATTTATTCCATCTATAAAGTCGTCAATACGGTTAATGGTAAAGTCTATATTGGATTTGATTCGCAATGGCCGCGGCGAATGAACGATCATATTCATGCTGCTGAAAGAGGTTCGCAAAATTTACTTCACCGCGCTATTCGGGCCCACGGCCTTGATGCGTTTGCGTGGGAAGTAATTTGTCAATCTAAAAACGGAAAACATTTGTTGCAAGAAATGGAGCCTTATTTTATTCGAGAGTATAACAGTTTCCATCAAAATAAGCAAGGGTACAATATGACCCTTGGCGGAGAAGGTACTCTGGGATATAAAGTCACTGATGAGGCCAAGAAAAAAATGTCTGTGGCTAAGCGTGGGAAGAAACTCTCTCCTGAGCATGTGGAGAAAAGAGAACAATCTAGAGCTATAACTAGAGCTATAGCTAAAGCAAACGATCCAAATTATGGCAAAGGGCGGCGAGTATCTCCTGAGACTATAGAGAAAATAAAATTGTCGAATGCAGGAAGAAAACACTCTCCCGAAACTAAAGAAAAAATACGACAAGCATTGATTGGTCAGAAAATCTCTTTTGAAGCTAAAGAGAAAATGCGTCAAGCTAAACTTGGAAAGAAACGAACTCGTGAAAGTGTTGAGAAAATGCGTCAAGTGAACACTGGAAGAAAAAGAGTCTACCGTGCTGATGGTACGCATTGTTATGTATATCCCGCTCAACAGGTGATGACCAATGTTTAGCACTCATTTCTACCACAGGCTTATAAGAAAATATTCCATCGTTTTTGGGACATTGTTCAACAACATTTACTTGTCTCGATATACCAGCGCGGGTGTTGTTACAGATAAATTAAAAGTTCCGCTGGCCTATGGTCCCAAGGAAAAGTTTCTCACCAGAATAAAAAGCGATCCCAAACTCACCAAAAGTGTGGGCATAGTATTACCCAGAATTTCGTTTGAGGTCTCCAGCATTTCCTATGATGCCTCACGAAAACAGCAGACGTTGCTTCGAGTTCAGGGACCACCTGTTAGTAATACTACGAACTATAGTGTCTATCAAGGAGTGCCCTATAACATTGGTTATTCAATGTCGGTCTTTGTGCGAAATGTTGAGGATGGAACACAGATCGCCGAGCAGATTTTCCCATACTTTCAGCCCGATTTCACAATCACGGCATTGCTAGTACCCACCGCAAATCTCAGAAAAGATATTGCGATCACGCTGGATTCTGTCAATCAGAACATTGACTACGAAGGGACGTTTGATTCGACTCGATTGATTGTCTGGGATTTTCAATTTACCTTACAGGGATTTTTCTTTGGTCCTGTCGCTAATACCTCAGTGATTAAATCGGCCATCACGAATCTCTTTGAGGATCCCACCACGATCACGGTGCAACGAATGACCATGGCTGCCAATGGTATCAGTGATTTTCGGGTCGGTGAAATTGTGCGAGTGGTGGGAGAAGATATCACGGCCACGGTAAGTGAATGGTCTAATAGTGTATTGAGTCTGACGGTCACGGACGCCACCGACGCGATCATTGTGGATGATGTCCTTCGGGGTGATGATTCAAGGGCTCTCTGGACTGTGGCCGCCTCGAATACTTCATTAATACCTGCAGTCGCAACCACCTCGAATGTTGATCCACTGACCGCCAACTCTGCAGGTACATTCGGGTACATTACAACGATTGAAGAATTCCCTTATGCCTAATGATGACGAGATCATAGAGATTTTAGCCACACCGATCACCACTCAAGAAACCAAGGCCCTGGTTGTGCCCGCTGCAACCAAGGTCAGTGTGGAAGAGGATGCTGAATATGCCCGCAGAAATATTCGGGCAGTGATTGATAACGGAAGTCAAGCTCTCCAAACGGCTATTCTCGTGGCTGAAGGTTCACAACATCCCAGGGCTCTGGAAGTCGTGGGGCAGTTGATGAAAACAATGTCCGATATCAATAAAGACTTACTGAGTATTCATGAACAAGAACGAAAGCTCTCAGTTGATTCGCCCCCGGCTTCATCTCCCACGGTGCATGTTGAAAAGGCTGCGGTGTTTGTGGGCACAACCGCGGAACTAATGGCCCAAGCTCGCAATGGAAAACTACCTCAATAATCCGAATCTAAAACATGCTGGCGTACCGATTCCTTTCACCAAAGAACAAGTGGAGGAGTATGTTCGATGTAGCCAGGATATTGGTTATTTTGTTCGGAACTATGTCAAGATCATTCATGTGGATCGTGGGCGGATTCCCTTTGAGCCTTATGATTTTCAGTCTGAACTTCTAACTAAGTATAAAGATAATCGAAATCTGATTGTTCGTCTGCCGAGACAAAGTGGTAAAACTATTACCACTGCTGCATTTTTACTCTGGTACATTTTATTCAATGAGCAAAAGGTCTGTGGCATTCTGGCGAATAAAGCCATTACTGCCAGAGAAATCTTATCACGATTGAAAATGTCGTTTGAGGGATTGCCGCTTTGGTTACAACAGGGTGTTCTAGAATGGAACAAAGGCTCAATTGCTCTGGAGAATGGTTCGCGTGTCATTGCGGCCTCGACCTCATCCTCGGCCGTTCGTGGTTGGTCCTTCTCAGTCATTTTCCTGGATGAGTTTGCCCATGTGCATAATAACATTGCTGAAGAATTTTTTACCTCAATGTTCCCCACTATTTCTTCAGGTAAAGAAACCAAGATCATCATTGCCAGTACACCCAAGGGCATGAATCACTTCTATAAATTTTGGGTGGATGCGGAACAAGGTCGAAATGGCTTTGTGCCCTTGTTCTTTCCCTGGGATGCTCATCCTGAACGTGATGAAGTCTGGAAGGAAGCACAGTTGAAGGCTCTCGGTGAGGTGAAGTTCAACCAAGAGGTTCTTTGTGTGGGGAAAGATACGATTGTTACTATCAGAAACAAAACAACGGGAATCATTGAAACCGTGACTATTGAACAACTCTATCAACGATTGGAATAATATGTTGTACTATGTATATTTAATTACGCGACTGGACGATTTGAAACAATATATTGGTACCACCAATAGTGATCGGCTTTCAGAACGCATGAAGGATCATCGGCATTCAGATCGATATCGGAACAGACCATTTACGTATGAAATTCTCTATTCTACCACTGATTTTGAAGATTGCCTACTTCATGAGACGAGATTGGTTCAACAATATGATACGTATCGCAATGGATTGAATGCTACTAGGAGTGGTAAAGGATGTCATCATGATAGTCCGCAATTTACTACACATGGATACAAATATACTGATGAGCAACGAGCGAATGTATCAAAAGGAATACGGGCAGCATTTGCGGAACGCAAGACAAAAGGATTAGGTCATTGGATCAAAGGAATAAAACGTAGTGCGGAGTTGCGACAACGATGGTCAGTCGTTCGCAAAAATAAACGATTTGCTCCATGTAAAAAATTGACTCCCATAAAGATTAAAGATATACGGGATGCCTGGGCTCGACATATAACATTGCCAGGTGAGCATAAAATTGGAACAAAACTTCCTAATGGTCTAACATTAACATATCGAATATTGTTCACAAAATACTTTGCCGATCAATATAGGGTCACTGGTGTTTTAATCAAAGGTATTATAGATGGAAAAGTATGGAGAGAGAACGTGACCAATGCGTAAACAAACCATCAGACAAAATTCTGATTATGAAATACTAACTCCGAATGGATTTGCTTCCTTTTCGGGTCTAGTGAAAACTGAACATGCCGAGGTGCTACGGCTGCAATTCAATGACTCAACAGAATTGATTTGCGCTCCCAATCATCGGTTGCTATGCGCGAATACCTTTATCGAAGCCCAACAGATTGAAATTGGAACATGCCTGGGAAATGGTGTAATACTCTTGTCCAAAGAACTCCTTCATTCTCCGCAATCATTATATGATCCCATCAATGTTGAGAAAGGATTTCAATATAACACAAATAATCTAGTATCGCATAATTGCCAGTTCATCGGTTCATCGAATACGCTCATCTCAGGTGAGATGCTAACCAAATTACAGAATAGCTACAAGCCTCCAATACGTACTGAACAGAATCTAGCTATCTATGCGGATCCCAAGCCAGGACGAAAATATGCCATGACCTGCGATGTAGCGCACGGAATCGGTCAGGATGCTACTGCGGCGAGTGTCTTTGATGTCACTTCTGTGCCGTATCAACAAGTGGCTCGGTATCATAATGTGTATATCTCACCCTTGCTGCTCCCGAATATTTTATATGAGATCGGGACAGCCTATAATAATGCGCTGCTCCTGGTTGAGGTTAATGATATCGGCAATCAGATCGCCGAGGCTCTCCACTATGAATTAGAGTATGATAATTTGATCCGAACGATGCCCCAACGTCAGCAGATAAAACTTGGTAGTGGGTTTAAGCCCCGAGTCTT